GTAAATATTGCCGTGTGAAATACCAAGATAGATTCCATCAGCATCATCTGGTACTTCAATTACTGGATTAAAATTATCATAAAATTCAACATCATCTTCTAAAATCAACAATGGTGTTGAATAATTTGTATCATCCAAAATGTCAATATGAGATTGTCCACACCCCCTAAAATGTGCTATCGATTTATCTGTATTTGGAGGTGGTGGAATTATTAAACCTGGTTTTCTATGTGTATTTTTAAAACCAAATTTGTGAAAACGTTCTTGCATAGTTTCAGCATTCTTTTTTGCTGAGTCTAGATTTATCCAGACAACCGAAATTTCACGCAAATCAATAATCATTTTAGTCCTTTCAACTATTATAAATTACCTTTAAGAAAAGTCAAGATTATTTATTTGACTTTATTCTAGAGTACTATAAAATAAATCATAAAAGATGAATCTAGAGAACCTTAAAGAACTTATTACTAAAGACTCTCAAATAGACTCTACTGAGTTAGGTATAGAGTCTCTTAAGATACCTCAAATACACTCTAAGTATCTAACCATACTTGCAGATGTCAAATTACTTTTGGCAAAATATCAAAATGATTTGGCCGTATTAAAATTGCGTAAATGGAAAATTTACACAGGAAAAGCTTCTAAAGAAGAACTTGAATTGTGGAAAGAAGAACCATCAGAACTTACTTTGTTAAAAAGCGATGTAGAACAGTTTGTTGAAGCTGATGCAAAAGTTATAGAATTGAAATCTAAAATATCAGTTGCAGAAGTAAAATTAAAAATGGTTGAAGAATTTATACGTTCAATCAATAATAGAAATTTTATGATCAAGTCTGCTATTGAGTGGCATAAACTTATGAATGGCGTAGCATAAATATTATGTGGATATTGAAGTTGAATCTATTGATGAAGTTCGCTACTACATCAAAACCGAACAAGCGATAAAAAAAGAATTGCGGGATTATTTTTCATTTATGGTCCCCGGTGCCGAATATATGCCTATGTTTAAACGCAGGCTATGGGATGGGAAAATTAGATTGTATGATATTCTTTCTTCTACATTACCAAGAGGATTAAAAACTTATTTAAAAAAGTTTGCCGAAGAAAGAAAATACTTCTTAAATATTAAAGAAACAAAAAATAAAGTATGCATTACAGAAGAACAATTTTTAAAGTATTACGATTCTTTAAAAGTATCTGTTCGAAAGCAACCAGTAAAAATGCATGCACACCAACAAGAAGCAATTCTACATGCATTAAACAACCACAGGGGGGTGGTGATTTCTCCAACTGGTTCAGGCAAAAGTTTAATCATATACGTCTTGGTCAGGTTTCTGCAATCCGTAATAGGTATAGATCGTAAAATTTTAGTATTAGTTCCTACAGTTGGTTTAGTAAGCCAAATGGAATCTGATTTTTTTGATTACTCAACTCAAGATAAATCTTGGTCGTGTAAAAAATATATTCACAAAATATCAGCAGGACAGGATAAAGATACTAATAAACAAATTGTAATATCCACGTGGCAGTCGATATATAAACTACCAAAAACTTGGTTTGATCAATTTGATGCTATCTTTTTTGATGAATGTCATCAAGCCAAAGCAGAATCTATCAACTTTATTGGTCAGAAACTTTCCAAAGCTTGGTTTAGAATAGGAACCACAGGAACTTTACAGCAAACACAAGCACATAGATTGAGTATTGAAGGTATATTGGGTCCAGCAGTACAATTTATTCATACTAAAAATTTAATGAATAAAGGCTTGCTTGCTAAACTGGGTATAGATTGTATAATTCTTAAATATACAGAGGAAGAAAAAGAACTTCTTAAAAAACAAAAATATTCCGATGAAATAAAATGGGTGGCAAAAAATGAAAAAAGAAATCAATTCATTAAAGAACTTGCCCTCCGAACAAAAGGAAACACGCTCGTACTCTTTAATTACGTTGAGGACCATGGCAAGCCACTCCACGCTCTCATACAAGCAGCGGGAAGCAATAGACAGGTATATTTTATATCTGGAAAAACAGAAGCTGAGACAAGAGAACACATCCGCAGGGTTGTGGACCGAGAAAAAAATGCAATATTGGTTGCGTCTTTCGGCACTACTTCTGCTGGTATCAACATTGTCAATCTTGATAATATTATTTTTGCCTCTCCTACAAAATCTGTTATAAGACTTTTGCAAAGTATTGGACGTGGGTTGCGTGTTTCAGAGAAAAAGAAAACATTAAAAGTTTATGATATTGTTGATGATTTAATTTATAAATCTCACAAGAATCACGTATACAGACATTTTGAAGAGCGTTTAAAAATATACAAAAAAGAAAAATTTGATTATAAAATATATTCAATGTCATTTATTGATTTGTTAAAAGATAAATAATAAGGAAGGGAGGACATACATATGTCCGAATCACTTCCTGAGAATTCATTCTCGGGCGTTTTAAGAGTTGTGAAGCTGTTGACCGGCGAAGAAATTGTTGGTCTCGCTAATGAAGAAACGCCTGGAAAAATTACAATAAAATTACCAGCAAAATTAGAAAGTTATTTTGAGAAAGATCAAAATGATGTTGTTGTAGAATATGTTCGTCTAACAAATTATGCTGGAAATCTTAAAGGGTTTGAAGTTACTATTTCTGAATCAGCTATTATTTTTATTGGTCATCCTTCTTTAGAATTAGAAAAAATGTATGAAATATATTTTATGACCATGCAAAAGGATCCTAAATCTATTACCTCAAGCTTGCCGGAAGGCACAGCTAATGTAGAATCTGGTTTACAACTTTTAAATGATTTATTTACAAATGAAGATTTTGTAAATTTTGTAAATGATTTAATGGATACTTATGAAGGTGTTGAAATTTTAGCAGATTTTGGTGACGAAGATGATGACATAGAACCAGAGCCAGAAGCCTCTGTAAGCCCTCCGGTAGAAGAAGAACCCGAAGCTAAACCCAAGAAGAAGAAACGCCGTACAATCAAACCAGAGGGCAATAAAATGCCATATAAACCTGATAAGCCAGTTACGGATCCACAAAGCTGGTCAGACGATCCTAAAGATTATATGTAATTAAGATCCGTATGGATATCCAAGAGCACCCGGAGCATCTGGATTAAGATCATAATAAGAAAATTTAAATGTAGCTGATGCTTTTATGATGATTGCATCGGCTGCATCTGATTGAAATACTAGTCCACTTAATCGGGTGGGAATTACGTGAGCAAATTTTACAGTAAGAACTGGATTTGGTGTATCACAATTTACTGTAGGGTGTAAAATTAAAGATGCACTATAATGCCAATTTTGGTAAGCTAAATCGTAATTATAAGCATCTTGTATGTTTGTTATATCACGCATCCAAGAATAAATGGTTTTCCAGTTATTTAAATTGTTATCTACCAAAAATTCTACAACAAGAGGTTCATATTGAACTGTCATTGTTGGTACTGGTATTGTTGTACCAAAAATTGTAGGCTGTGATTGATCAGGAACAGTTAATCCGGGAAGATTGGCTTTCTGGACCATCAATTCTAATTGATCTGTTCCGCGCTGAATTTTAAAACTAAAATAGTTAGCGTAAAGATTATTAGTATTATCTTGGCACGGATTTGTTGTCATGAATTAGCCCAATGGTGTATTTGAACCGTAATAGCATGGGCCATTATTACCTGGATAACTAATACAATTTCCTGTCATATCTTTATTATAAGATACTGCTAAATTTTCTGGCCAAAACATTTGCAGTAAAGTTTGAATTGCTGGATAAGTTATTGTTCCAGAACTATTGGTCCAACCTTGAGTATATTCTCTATAATATTGGTTATACAATCTAATTCTATTTGCTTCTGGTATATGATACCATCCAACAGCCAATTGAGTCCATTTTTGTAACCAAAGTTTTAATGTACTATAGTGAGGATGTGTATTTGGTAGACTATCAAGTAAATTTAAATTAATCCAATGTAACATACTTGTATTACCACCCAATGCTGTTTGTGTGTCACCAGTCACTACAGGGTTTAATGTAGTAGTTCCACCAATATGCCTATAGTTTGGGTCCCAATCATAATTAACTCCCGGTGCTTGTCCTTGAGCTAAAGAGAATGATTCTCGTTCTTCGATTAAGTATGTTTTAAAACTTTTTAAGAAAGGCATATAAAATATTTATAAAAAAAACCCTCCCGATTTCTCGGGAGGGCTCTTTATAACCTTTTAGTTATATTATTGGCACATACCATGTAGATTGAGGACTTGTGTCAATCTATAGTATTGGTTGATACCTTGAGTCAAGGCTTCACCATCGGGGACGGTGCCGTTGAGGACGTATGGGTTAGCAACTACGCCGTAACGGGTCTTGAATCCAATCTTTGGTTGGAAGGTATTTGGATCTACTGCACGAACCATTTGGAGCGGAACGTATGGGCAGTAGAAGAGACCAGCGTCATAAGGAGATTCACCCTTATATCCGACGCAGAAGAAGTTTGCGCCGAGTGGGGTGTATGGATCGATATAGACGCGAACCTTACCATTGAGCAATCCAGCAAAGGTGCTTTGAGTATCATCAACATTGAGTTGAGGAGAGATGCCGGGGCTCAAACTCATGAAACCAGACATTGCAAGGGCTGCTGCGGTATCGCTATCGCAGATTACAAAGTTACCCTTACCACGACGAGTTTCCTTGGCGATTGCGTTGCATTCACGTTCAATTTGGAAAGTGAGGCCACGGAATCTTTCAGCAGACCAACGACCGTCTGAGTCTGAATTAAGATCGTATTGACCTCTGTTGGTCAAATCGCCTTGTTGAGAACCGCTGCGTGAAACGTAATAGATGGTACGAACGATTTCGCGGTTGATTTCAGCAAGAATTTCTGTGCTGAGAAGATTTGCGAGTTCGGCTTCGGCATCCAATCCGTGAACAGCCTTGAGATCTTGAGCCAATTCGATGGTGTAGTTGCTGCTTAGAGCGCGAGTACGAGCTTGTACGGCAACACGGTCAATTGAGAAGGCCATTTGGTTAAAGGCGCTGTATGGGTTGCTAGTTCCGCTACCCAAACCTTCACCAGAGTTGGTCAACATACCACGGAAAGCACTGAATTGTGCTGCAGTAACATTGTTTCTGAGGTATATTGGGTTGTTACCACCGCTAAATCCGCAAGAACCGCAGAGACCAAAGAAACCGCAGATACCACGTTCTGAGGCACCGAGAGTGTAACCAGAGCCACCGTATGCTGGGAAGGCTTCTTGGAACATAGCTTCAGTGTAG